CAAGCACAGCAGCAAATATTGATGTTAGATTTATTGACACAGGTGGTGTTGTTAGTACTTCAACTTATGATGAGGCAATTTTAATTTTACCCTCTAACACAGGTTTTTCAGAAATAAGAAATACAGGGCAAACCTCTATCGGTGGTGTTTCCTATGGTGGTGGTGATGCTTATGGTGTTTCAATAAATATGATGGTTTTTAATCCTAATGATAGCTCTTCTTATACATTTTTAACAGACCAATCTAATGCTTGGACAGGAGTTTTACAAGCTTATAAAGGAATTGGAGTTGAAAAAACTGCACAAACAATAACAGGTATTAACTTTTTTCCTAGTTCTGGAACAATAACAATGGAAATATCAGTATATGGGGTGGTGTAAATAATGGCAGGTAGCTTAATAAAAATAGATGAGGAAATAGTTTCATCAGCAGTTTCAAGTGTTACTTTAGGTGCTAGTGATTGGAATAGTTCTTATGATGTGTATAAAGTTATTCATAGCAATGTAACAGGAACAGTAGATGACACTCATTTAAGAATAAGAGTTTTGAAAGCAAGTGATAATTCTCCAGACACAAGTTCTAATTATGATGAAGCTGCGAAATTATTAAGAGCAGATACAACATTTAGTAACTCATCTAGTGTTAATCAAGATTTTGGAAGAATACAAGCAACAGGAACAGGAACTGCAACTGGGGAAGTTACAAACTGTGTATATTACCTATTTAATTTTAACAATGCTTCTGAATATAATTTTTTGACTAATGAAGAAACTCAACTTAGCTCAACAGGAACACTTTGGGGAAGTCAAGGTGGATTAGTTCATACAGTAGCACAAGCAAGTAATGGATTACAGTTTTATATGAATAGTGGAAACATAGATACAGGCTCTACATTCACTTTATATGGTTTAGCTAAGTAAAAGTATGTTAAAATAGGAGAGATATGACAGAACTATTACAGCAGGAACTTTCACATTGTACAAGGTAACATAATGAGTAGTAATAAATACGGCTATGTAGCAGACACAGGTCCAGAGCAGAGCTTTGGTAATAACACAGGTGTGTTTGACCCTGCAGATATAAACAATCTTATTGCAGATAACAAGTGGACTAACTATAATGTAGAATTTGCTATTACTTATGTAGTTGTAGCAGGTGCAGGTGGTGGAGTATTAGGTAACGGTGGTGGTGGTGGTGCTGGTGGTTATCGTACAAATTTTGGTAGCGATGCTTCGGGTGCAGCAAGTAGCACAGAATCAGCACTTAATATTGAAACTAATACTAATTACACAATAACAATCGGAGCAGGTGGTTCACACGGTTCTAAAGGTTCTGACAGCGTATTTGCTAGTGTAACTTCTAATGGTGGTGGTTCTTATACTCCTGGAGGTAGCCATAGTAGTACTAATGGTTCAGGAGCAGGTGGTAATGGACAAACAGTTCCATCTGCTGGTGGTGCAGGAACATCGGGGCAAGGTACTTCTGGTGGTAACGGACACGGTTCAAACGGTGGTGGCGGTGGCGGTGGTGGTTCTGCTGCGGCAGGTACTAACTTTCACGGTACTAGTAATAATTCTGGTGGCACAGGTGGACAGGGTACAGGTTCAAATATTACAGGTTCTCAAGTATTCTATGCAGGTGGCGGCGGCGGTGGCGGTAGAGAAAGCGACAGCACAAATGGTTCTGGTGGTGGTGGTTCAAGAGGTGGCGGTAGTGGTGGTGCAGGTAGTAATTTAGGTACTGCGGGTGCAGGAAGTGTAAATTCTGGTTCTGGTGGTGGCGGTGGTGGTGGTAAAAGTGGCGTTGGTAATGGTACAGGCGGTGCAGGTGGTTCTGGTATAGTTAGAATTAGACACGCAACAGCAGATGCAACTATTACAGTAGGTGCAGGTTTAACTTCATCAAGTGCAACAAGTGGTGATGATACAATAATTACATTAACAGCAGGAACAGGAACAGTGAGTTTCGCATAATGGCACATTACGCATTTTTAGATGACGATAATATTGTAACTTTAGTTATAACAGGGGTTACTGAAAACACAGATGATATAAATTGGGAAACAGAATACGGAAATAGAATAGGTCAGACTTGTAAAAGAACTTCTTATAACACTTATGCTAATGCACATAGTGGAGAGGGAACTCCTTTTAGAGGTAACTATGCAGGTATAGGATATACTTATGATGTATATAATGATGTATTTATAGCACCAAAACCAGTAGTAGAGGGCAAAACATTTACATTAAACACATCAACCTGGATTTGGGACGAAGATGAGTAAAAGTATGTTAAGATAGGAGAGATATGGCAACACAAGAAGAACTAACAACACAGGCAACAGCAGAAATAGAAGCTTCTAAGCCAATGTATGCACAAGTTAATAACGAGCGTAGAGAATTTACAGCTGCTGAATATGACCAAGCTATCATAGACTTGGCTAACAGTAAGTGGGATACACAACAGTTCGGTTATGTACAAGCTAGGCAACAAGCGTATGGTTCTGTACAAGACCAGCTAGATATGCAGTACTGGGATAGTGTGAATAGCACAACTCTTTGGGCTGACCATATAGCTAAAGTTAAATCAGATAATCCAAAACCTTCTTAATACATAAACCTATGATAAAATTCATAGTATGGATTATTTAATAGGATTTATACTAGGATATTGTTGTAAAGAAATATACAATTTAATTAAACATTTAATCACATCCGAAACTTTTTTATTAGATGAGGACTGGGATAGATTATCCCACGATGATTTACCCTAATGACACACAACAATGGCTATACACAGAAAGAATTGAATCAAATGATATTCGATAAGTTAGATGGTATAGATAAAAAACTAGATGAGAAATTAGATAAATCAGAATTTTATAAAGTATTAGGATTGGTTGCCACAGTTATATTAATTGTTGGTAGCCTAAGTATGTAGGGATATATGGAAGCAAAGATAAATCTTAATCAAATATTACAAGGTGGCTTAGCAGGATTAGTAGCTTGGTTGTTTAAAACTGTTAATGATTTACAACAAGAAGTTACTGCTTTACAAGTAGAAGTAATAAACTCTAATGGTAAATTATCCGACGTGCTAAATATTATACAAAACATTGATTCAGAAATTACAGAAATTATCTGGAAAATTGGTGGCTAATGTTTAATAAAATTAAAGATAACATAGGTTTAATTGTTACAGGTATAGCTTTACTTTCATCTGTAGGTGCAGGTGTATCAGCCGTAGGCGAAATCGTTACAACATTAACAAACATTGATGAACGTATGGAATATGTTGAAATAGAGTTCAATCAATTAAGAGAAGATACGATGGTTAGCTCAGATATAGCTGTTTTATTTTCTAGGTTACAAGCGTTAGAAGATGATGCTATGCGATTTCAAAACCTTGACCAAGATTTAGGTTATATAAATGGTAAACTCCAGGCATTAGAACAAGAATCAAATGACCTTGATTGGAAAATTCAAGACTTAGAGAATAGAATATTTAACGATAACTTTTCTGACACACAAGAGCTAGACATACAGAAGTGGGAATGGAACGAACTAGTTAAGAAAGCTAATGCCAATGAGATTAAAATTCAAACAGTTAAAGAGGAGTTGTGGCAGTTAGAAGATAATAGAACAAGAATAAATTATCTTGAAGCTAATAATCATAACCACTAAGATAAAGGTATGAAACTACAAGTAGTTAGGACACAGTTTGGTAAGGATGCAACTAATGGTATGTTGTTTATTGATGGAGTCTTTGAGTGCTATACACTAGAAGACCAGTACCAAGCAGTAAAAGTTATGCACGAAACCTGTATACCTGAAGGTACATACGATATAAAGTTTAGAAAAGTTGGAGGATTTCACTCTAAATATACTGCTAAATATAAAAATGCACACTATGGAATGCTTTGGCTACAAGATGTACCAGGATTTGAATACATATTAATTCATACAGGTAACACAGATGAACATACAAGTGGTTGTCTTATTGTAGGAGAGAGTCAACAAGATTTAGATGTAAACTTTAATGGTATGGTTGGTTCAAGTGTTACTGCTTACAAGAAAATGTATGCAAAAGTAGCTGGAGTTTTACTTCAAGGTAAGAAAGTTACTATAGAATACAGCAAGATTAATTTAGATGGAGAAACAGATAGCACATATTTTGATGAGTATAAAGATATTATGGACAAATTACAGGAGATTAACGGAAACGTTATCAAAACCAATGCTATGATTAAAGGTAGATTAATAACATAGGAGTTATAAATGAATGAAGAATTAAAAGATATGCTTGAAAGAACTGGTTGGACCTTCATTGAAGCGTTCATCGGTGCGTTAACAGTTGCCC